TTCAGGTCAAATTTCAGCAAATACTATAAATTATTTATATTTATCTTTTACTGCTACAGAAACAAATAGTAGATTAAGAGTTTATAGTGCAGATGATGTAAGTTTTTACAATCCTACTATAAAAGAAATACAAGGAAACCCTGCCGTTATGACCAATATGGTAGAGGGTAATATCACTAACCAATTTCCCCTAACAAAGATTAGAAACTACTATAGAATGGGAGATGGTATATTAGATGGTTATCCTATCATACAAGACCAAACAAGTCCTAATCTTGCACATATACCTACTACTAATTCATTTAATTATTCAGAAAATTTTAGTCAATGGACTGATACTAATCTAAATTTAACACCAGGACAAACATCTCCTGATAATAATACTAATGCTTATAAAATAATACCTACTACAACTCCAGGTTTACATACTTTAAAAAAGTTTTCTGTAACAGGACAAACTTTTTCAGTTACTGCTAAAAAAGGAGAATATAAAAATTTATTAATTTGGAGTGATGCTTCTTCTAAAGGATTAGGTGTTAATTTAGATGATAATTCTATATTTAGAAACGTAGGTGTATTACACTATAACATAAGTGAATTAACTGATAATTGGAAAAGAATTAATGTTACTATAAATGCTTCTGCCACAGGCACATTTGCTTTTTATGTATATGATAATTCTGCTACTCCTCAAATTAGTTTTGCAGGTAATGGTAGTGATGGCTTGTTTATATATGCAGCACAATTAGAAGAACAATCACAAGCTACTGCATACATAAAGTCAGATGGTATAGCAGCAGTAAGAAAAGCAACAACTACTAACTTAATTACTTATAGTGAAGATTTTAGTCAATCTGCTTGGGTAAAAGCAAGTATGGATTTTGTTAGTAATATTGCAACAAGTCCTGATGGTACTTTAAACGCAACTTCATTAACTAACACTACTACAGGACAAACTCATACAAGAACAAGTTTTGTAACTGCTACAACAGGTTTATATACAGGAAGTGCGTATCTTAAAAAACAAGATTTTGATTTTGTATATGTTGAGTTTGGTAATGCTTTTGCTTGGTTTAATATATCAAATGGAACTTTAGGTAATACAGGTAATTTTGGTAGTGGTTGGGCTTTTGTCAATCATTCAATAGAAAGTGTTGGAAATGATTGGTATAGAATTTCTATTACTGCAAATAATACAACTACAGGAACATACAATTTTAGACCATATCAGCCAACTTCTTCTAATGGTAGTTATAATAGTGGCTCTATAGGTACTTCCTTTATATGGGCAGCACAAGTAGAACAACAAACACAAGCAGAAACGTATGCTAAGACAACAGGATTACCTGTAACAATAGATTTATTCACAGAAAATAATTACGGAACAATGACAAATATGAGTCCTTCTGATATTATAGAAGATACTCCAAACAATTAAAATTATGATATATACAACACCAAACACAAGTTTATTGACTGAAGTAGATGCAGAGGGAAACCCTGTATGTGATTTCTCACAAATAGTAGAAGATTCTCCTGCAACTGTAAGAAAGTCATTAGATGGTACATTATTTATTGCTAAATTTATGGGCGAAACTCCATCTTTTTTAGAAGGGTTAGACCAATATACTCATGAGGAGATATTAGCAATAGTAAGAGGTTCTGACTGGACACCTGAACAAGAATAAAATAAATTATGGAAAATATACTAAGTGTAGATTTATCAAGTGCAACTAGCCCTATAATTGAAGAAGTTAGAGGGAGGGATTATATAGAATATGGTACAGAGGAATGGAGAAACCTGTATCCACAGTTCTTAATTGACCTTTACTACAATTCTAGTACACATGCGGCTATTATCAATGCTACAAGTGAAATGATTGCAGGGGATAATATTGTTATTGATGATGAAGAAGAAGTACAAAGAGAAAATTTAGATAGGTTAGTTAAGCTTAAAAACTTTTTCTTTCACGCTAATGGTAAAGAAACTTTACACGAAGTAATTAAAAAAATAAGTTTTGACTTTAAATTACAAGGTGCTTTTGCATTACACCTTATATGGAATAAAGTTAAGACAGAAATAGTAGAATTGTATCATATTCCAGTAGAAAGGGTACGTGCAGGAAAGCCTAATGCTATGGGTGTTGTTGATTGTTATTATGTTTCTGCTGATTGGAGTAATACTAGACAAAACAAACCAACTAAAATAGCTGCATTTAACTTAAATGATAGAACTAGTCCTAGTCAATTATTATATACAGGATTATATAGTCCTAATATGGACATCTATCACACTCCAGATTATATAGCAGCTAATAATTGGGCATTGGTAGACCAAAGAGTAGCTGAATTTCATCTTAATAACATATCTAACGGTTTCAGCGGTTCTTATATGGTTAATTTTAGTAATGGTGTTCCAACTCAAGAAGAACGCTTAGCTATAGAACGTAGCTTAACAGATAAATTCACATCAGCTAGTAACAGTGGTAAGTTCGTACTCACATTTTCTGATGATAAAACTAGAACACCTGAAATATTTCCTATATCAGTAAGCAACGCCGATAAACAGTATTTGGCTTTGCAAGAACTACTCGTTCAAAACATATTAACAGGACATAGAGTAACTAGTCCTATGCTTATGGGAATTAAATCAGATACAGGATTAGGAAATAATGCAGAAGAATTATTAAATGCTGCTGATTTTTATTATAACACAGTTATTAAGCCATTTCAAACACATATTATACAAACTTTAGTAAAAATATTTAAAGTTAATAATATGGATTTACCTATATCTTTTGTTCAAACTAAGCCTATTACATCTAAATTTAGTATTGAAGATATGAAGTCTGTAATGACACAAGATGAAATTAGAGAAGAATTAGGGTTAGAACCATTAGAAACTAATGAAATAGTAGAAGAAGATGAATATAGTAAAGTAGGAATGATAGATGGAAAACCTGTTTTTAATACTATAGAAGAAGCAGAAGAACATGCAGCTAAAATAGGTTGTACAGGTTATCACGAACATGAATATGAAGGAGAAACAGTTTATATGGCTTGTGAATCACACGACCAGATGTTAAACTTAGAAAAAACAGAGTTAGAAAAATTTATACAAGAATGTGGAGAAGATGAACCTGAAGGATATAAATTATTTGATGAAGAAATAGTAGATAATGAAATTGAAGATTACGACTTTGAAAATGATTTAAATAATACTTACCATTTAGCTAAAGTACCTAAAAATGATAGAGATGGTAAATCAGAAGATGATGGTTGGAGTAATAAAGTTGGTAAGTTTTTCAAAGTTAGATATAAATATGATAGAGATTCTTCTTTAACTAATAAATCAGGAACTAAAAGAGAATTTTGTAAAAAAATGATGGGTGCTAATAAATTATATCGTAAAGAAGATATTATAGCTTTAGATAAAAAAGCAGTAAACCCAGGTTTTGGTATCAATGGAAGTGATACATATTCTATATGGCTTTATAAGGGGGGTCCTCAATGTTTCCATCGCTTTATTAGGAAAATTTACGTTATGGATTTAGAAGATGCATACTTAGAAAAAAATATAAAAAAATATGGTGAACTTATTTCAACTGCTAAAGCTAGAAGTCAAGGTTTTTATCCAAAACCAAATGACAAAAAAGTAGCACAAGCACCTAGAACAATGAAAAATAACGGATATTATAATTAAAAACTATGGCAGGATATGTACTTTTCATAAGCGAAGATAAACTCAAGAACAGCACGGCAATCAATATGAATGTTGATGTAGATTTTTTATTACCTTATGTAAAAATAGCACAAAAAAAATATGTAGAAACTAAGTTAGGAACTAATTTATTTGTAGCCATACAAGGAATGATTAGTGGTGGAACAATAAGCAATCCTGCTAATGCTAACTATAAATTACTGTTAGATGATTATGTTGCTGATATGCTAGTACACTTTGCTTTTTTCGAAGTATTGCCTTTTTTACGTTATAAAGTTCAAAACAACAATGTAGTAAGCAAGACATCAGAAAATTCTACACCTTTAACTAGAGAAGAAGCGCAAGATTTACGTTCAGAAGTCAGTAATACCGCTCAATTTTATGCTGAAAGATTAGTTGATTACTTATGTAATAATAGTCATCTATACCCAGAATACAGTACAAATAGTGGTAGTGATGTTAATCCTGATACTAATCCATATTATCAAGGAATGAATCTTGAAAAAAGCTATATGCAAGATACTAGAATTACTATACGAGATTTTTTAGACACAACATATAATTAATGAAAAAACATTATAAAGTAAAAGAAGTAAATAAAACAAAATTAAAATCATACTTGACAAATGCCAATACAAAAAACAGTACAGGACACACTAGAAGTTGCCGCAGTAAATGGAACAGTCCTAAGCGTAACAACGTTCAGTAATTTAGAGTTAGCGTTAAAAATAATCTTGCTTGTAATATCTATTTTATATACTATAGATAAATGGTATAGTCAAAAGAAAAAGTACAATGAAAAAAAGAAAGCTAAATAGCAAAAACCCTAAATACTTCAAAAAAGAAGAAGTAAAGAAAACACACAAAGAACTTATAAAAAACATAAAAGGAGTTAAAATTTACGCTGTATTTAATATATAAATTTTGAAGCATTTTAAAATATCTGAATTTGATAGTCCTGATTTAAAAAATAGTGGACAAAAAATGGATAATGTATTTCTTAATCTATTAGATGAAGCTAGAGAAAAAGCAGGTGTTCCATTTAAAATATTAAGTGGTTATAGAACAATAGAACATAATTTATTTGTTGGTGGACGTATAAATTCTAGCCATTTATTTGGATTAGCTGCCGATATATATTTACCTAAAGGTTCTAGAAATAGATTTTTAATAATAAATTCTTTATTTCAAGTTGGTTTCAATAGAATTGGAATAGATTTTAATAGAGGATTTGTTCACGTGGATATGGATAGAAGCAAGGATAAAAATGTCCTATGGACATATAGTAATTAATTAAAACAATAAAAATGAAAAATTATTTAATCTTAACAATGTTAAAATCAAAAAAAGTATGGTACACAATAGCAGCCATAGTAGTACCTTTTATAGCAAGAAGTTTAGATGTAGATGAGGTTCACGTTAGTGAAATGTTTTGGGCATTAGTAGGTTTAACAGGTGCACAGGGATTAGCTGATAGTGGAAAGAAGTAATAGATACAGATTAAAACCACACGAGATAAAAATCCTTCAGAAACTAAGAGAGCAAGAAATAAGTAATGTATTAGTAATAGGGGACTTGCACGAACCTTTCTGCTTGGATTCTTATCTTGATTGGTGTTTAGAACAATATCACGCATATAATTGCACAGAAGTGGTGTTTATAGGCGATATAATAGATAATCATTATAGCAGCTACCATGAAACCGATGCTAATGGTTTGGGTGGCTTAGATGAACTAGAATTAGCTATAAAGCGAATATCAAGATGGTATAAGGCTTTTCCTGTAGCTACAGTAATTATCGGCAATCACGATAGGATTATAATGAGGAAAGCACAAACAAGTGCTATACCAAGTAAATGGATTAAATCATATAAAGAAGTATTGGAAGTTCCTAATTGGGAATTTGTAGAAAGATATGAAAAAGATGATGTTCAATATATACATGGGGAAGGGGGTACTGCGAGAACTAAATGCAGAGCAGATATGATGAATACTGTACAAGGCCATCTTCATACACAATGTTATACCGAACATTATGTTGGAAAGAATTTTAGAGTTTTCGGAACTCAAGTTGGTTGCGGCATTAACCATAAATCATATGCTATGGCTTATGCAAAATATGGAAAAAGACCAGCAGTTGGTTGTGCTGTTATTTTAAATAGTGGTAAAACTCCACTTAACCTCTTAATGCCTTTATAATCAATTAGTTAATCATTTCTTAAATCTTAATTGTTAATAACTTATTTAATTATTTAGTTAATTAGTTAGTTATTTTATTGTATATTTGTACTTTAATTTTAACAAAAATAGAAATGAAAACACAGTATCGAGTAATTAATAGAGAAACAAGAGATGAGCTTATATTAAACGTAGATGAACTTCTTAATTTCTTTAAACATAAAAGACAATTAGACTATACAATTACACCAATAGAATCTAAAAAAGAAACTTGGTTAGGAATTATAGGTTTTGGTTGTCTAGTAGTTGCATCAGTTTTAATATTAACTAAAATATTAATGCAATGGATATAAATACACCAACACCACTAACTGATGAAGAATATGCTGAATTACAAATTCAACACGAAAAAGAAAGGCAAAAAAGGTTATTAACTTATGATAATAGAATTGTCAAAGCTAATTTAGTATATTTTAAAGGAACTATTGGTTCGACAGTCAGAGATTCATTTACAGGAAAACAATTTTCAGATATAAAATCAGGTTGGAATTCTGTAGTTATGGTAGGAACATCAAGACAAATGGCTGCTGATGATACAATAGACAATATAACAGGAACTTATTCATATAATTTAACAGAAGAAATGTTAAAAGAATATGAAGCTAATGATAAAAAACTATTAATATTATGAAAAAAACAGTAAACTTTTATGAATTTAGAGATTGGTTTGAAAAAAACAGACCTAATAATTTTTCTTATAGTGGTTTACAAACTTTATGGGAAATGTTAGAAGAATATGAAGATAGCACAGGAGAAGAAATAGAGTTTGACCCTATTGCTTTATGTTGCGAATATTCAGAATATGAAGATATGGAAGAATTTTGGCAAGATTATCACAAAGAAGATTATCCTGATGAAGATGCAATAATGGACGCAACAATGTATTATGCGTTTGGTTATGGTTCATTTATAATACAAAAATTTTAATTATGATAGATAAAAATTTACACGATATACATACACATTATACTAAAGATAATGAAACAGTATTAGTAGGTAAAGATGAAAATGGTGCAGACTTTTCAATTTGCATACCAACATTTGAACTACTAGAATGGTTAGATACCAAATATTTAAAAGAAAGTTTAATAAAATACATAAAACAAAAATGAAAACAGAACTTATTAAGGAAAAATACAACAAGTATAATTTAGAACCTAGTGATGTATTTAAACATCAACACTACATTATTATAACAAGAAGTGGTATAGATAAAATACAAGCATTAGAAAATATCTTTATACATTATGAAGTTGTAAAATCAGAATCAAATTTTGCATCAGTTAAAGCAGTAGCTATGAAAGGAGATAAAACAATAGAAACTTTTGGTAGTGCTTTAAAAGGAGATTACAAAAATGGTAATTGCAATACTTGGTATGTTTTAGAGATGGCTGAAAAAAGGGCTATGTCTAGAGCAGTTTTAAAGCTTACAGGTTTTTATGAACTTGGAGTATTTGGAGAAGATGAAAGTGAAGAATTTAAAAATAATTAAAATAAAAAAAAATGAATATAGAAGGCAAATTAATTAAAATACTAAAATTAGAAACAGGAGTATCTAAAGCAGGTAAAGAATGGAAAAAACAATCAATTTTATTAGAGCAAGATACTCAATATAATAAAGAGGTAGTAATTACATTTACAGGAGATAAAATAAATAAATTAAAACAAATACAAATAGGAGATAATTTAAGTTGTAATGTAAATATATCATCTAGAGAATATAATGGTAAATGGTATCATAATATAAATGCTTGGACTTGTGCTACTGCTAATGGAAATATTGTAGAAGAAATGATTCAAGAAAATAATGAAGATGATTTACCTTTTTAATTATGACAGATAAAATAAAATTTGAATTAATATGTGACCTTACTACAGACATAGTAGGGTTACATAAAGGGGCATTGTCTAATAAAACAAGAAAGCAAACAATACATATACCTAGAATGGTTGCTTCAGTTGTTGCTAGACTAATAAATGATATACACCCAACAATTATAGCTGATGTTTTAGAAAGAGATAGAACATCTGTATTACATTATGAAAAGTCTCATAAACATAATTATGCTTCATTTCCTAAATATAGAGATATATTTAATTTAATATATAATTCTTATATTCTTATACAAAAAAGCAAAAAAGTATTTCATAATAATGATTTATTAAGAATGTTTTTAGTTAAATCAGGCATTAAAATAACACCTAAAAAACCTCAAGTTAAAATAAAAGTCAAAAGTGGAAAGTCAAAATATATAGTTAATACAAATTATTTTGATTTTTCTAATAATGTTGATATAATAAAAGATGTTTTAAAAGATTATGAATATTCTATAGAAATTATAACAGTATGAAAGATAAACCAAATTATTATGCAGTTTTAACAGCAGAAGTTAGATATAATAAATATTTAACACCAAATGCTAAATTATTATTTGCTGAAATTACTGCCTTATGTAATATGAATGGACAATGTTTTGCTACTAATAATTATTTTGCTAAATTATATGGTAAATCTAAGACAAGTATATCTAAGTGGATAAGTCAATTAGCTACGTTTGGATATATAACAATAGAATATACATTCAAAGAAGGTAGTAAAGAAATTGATAAGAGGTATTTAAGAATAGTTAATGGAGGTATTAAAGAAAACTTAAAGGGGGGTATTAAAGAAAACTTAAAAGATAATACTACAAGTAATAATACTAATATTATATATAATAATAATATACGCTTTAAAAAACCATTAATATTTGAAATTAAGGAATATTGTTTAGAAAGAAATAATAATATAGATGCAGAATCTTTTTATGATTTTTATGAATCTAAAAATTGGTTTGTAGGTAAAAATAAAATGAAAGATTGGAAAGCTTGTATAAGAACTTGGGAACGAAGAAATAAGCCAAAAACAAGTACAAGCAAATTAGATGCTCAAATTAGTGAATGGCAAAAAGCAAAAAATTTATTATGATAAAAGAATATAAACAAATGATGTATTTAGAAAATTTACATAAAAAAAATACAATAGATTTAGATAAATATTTTAAATATAGTGGTAAAATAGAAGTAGGTAAAAAATTCAAAGAGCCTAAAGGAGACTATGTATATAAACATAGGATTATAATTAATAATGATATGAGTAAATATAAATTTTAATATGGATAAAATAGATAAAGGAGAAATAATATATGGTAATTTAAAAATAAGCTATCAAAAAAATAATAGAAATTATATAAAAGATTTAAATGAAATAGTTTTTTCAAAAAAATATAATGATGAATTATTTCCAATATTGGATAGTAAATTATATTCTGTAATTTTAAGGAAATTAGAAAAAAACATATATCATCATCATTTATTAAAAAATATTAAAGTTTTAGATTTAAAAATTATAGCAAGAACAGGTTATATAGATAAAAAATATTATGTTGAAATATAAATTTAAAAAATGAATTATAGAAAATTATATAAAGACAATATAGGAAAAATACCTAAAAATTGGGATATTCATCATATAGATTTTAATCACGATAATAATGATTTAAATAATTTAATTGCAGTTCCAAAAATTGTACATACTATTATACATCAAACAGGATATTTAGATAAAGAAGAAATAGAAAATTTAATTCAAATATATAATGAAAACATTACAAGAGGAAAACATTAAACAATTAACAGAAAGTTTATTAGATTTAATTGCTAAGACATCTGTAGAATTAGGACATAGAGCAGATGCACAGACAATGGCTTCTTTGGCTAAAATATTAGCTGAAGATTTACAAAAAGAAAATAGGTTTAGAAGAATGTATTTAAATCAAATTATTGATTCTTTTTATATGGGGGTTCGTTATAGTGATTTTGAACCATTTTTAAATATCAGAACATTTTATCGTTGGATATTACAGCATAAAAAAAGAATATCAGATGCAATTTATAGGACTGAAACTTTGAAGCAGAAGAATGTAGAATTTTATCAACCACAATTAAAACAAATAAAATGAAAACAATCAGAATAACTAGAGATGAAATAAAAACTCAAAAAGATGCTATATTATGGCATTTAAAAACTTATGGTAATATAACAAGTTGGGAGGCAATTAAAGAATATGGTGCTACACGATTATCAGGTATAATATTTGATTTAAAAGATGAAGGTTATCCAATAGAAACTAATTTGATAGAATGGAAAACTAGATTTGGAAGAATTACGAATATAGCTAGGTATCAATATTATAAACCTATACCAAAAGATGAACAAATGATTATATGGGGGTAAAAAAACCAATAAGTAAACTAAAAAAAGAATTAGATAAATGGTTTAGTTTATATATAAGATTAAAAGATAGTGATGATAATGGTATGGTAAAATGTTATACATCAGGTAGGAAATATCATTATAAGCAAATCCATGCAGGCCATTTTATGAGTAGACGTCATTTATCGACACGTTGGTTAGAAAAAAATGTTAAGCCCCAATCAGCAGCAGATAATTTATTTGGACAAGGAGAACAATATAAGTTTGGATTGCAATTAGATAATGAATATGGTGTAGGTACTGCTGAAGAATTACAATTTATAGCAAGACAGACTTATAAAATTACTAGAGTAGATTATATAGAAAAAATAAGTTATTATAAAGAACTTGTTAAAAACTTAAAAAAAGAAAAAAATCTAGAATAATATATTTTATATATTTGGGTAATGACAAAACCCATATTTGCAAATACTATGCATCAAATAATTATAAATGATTATTTGAAGTTAATGCTATCGTTTGTTAAAGAGATTTCATCTGAAACAAAATACGAAAATTTTAAAGAAGTTTTAGAATTAATTATAGAATATCATAATAGTTATGGTAAAGATGTTTCTGTAATATCAGGTAATTGGAATGATTGGTTGATGATTATACCTATAAATACATCAGTAATGGTAAATGGTTTTTTTGCAGGTATACAAACAAAAAGAAATTTAGAATCTATAAGAGCATATAAATTGTTGTTAGACAATGCTTTAGAAATGTTGGTTAGAGATTTAAGAGATATAGAAAAAAATAATGAATAAAATATATCAAGAAGTAGCTAATTGTAGAAAAACATTTGTAGAAATGTCTTATACTTTTAGTCTTGATGAAAATGAAATTAATGAAGTTGTTCAAGAATTAATGTTATATTTTATGCAAATGAATCCTGATACTTTAAAATCTATATATGAAAAAGATGGTAAGAAAGGTATTTTATCTTATGGAGCAGTGGTTTTAAGGAGAAGCTTTACAAGCCCTAGGAGTCCTTATTATTATAAGTACAAGAAGTATTATACTAATTTAGATAGTTATTCCAGTACTATAACTTATGAGGTAAAAAGTATAAATGAAAAGAATTTATATAATATACCAAACCCTGAAGAATATAAACAATGGCAAAAGTTAGAACAAATAGATAAAGCATTAGATAATTTCTATTGGTATGATAGAGATGTATTTAAACTTTATTATTATGAAGGCAATACATTAAGTGGATTAGCAAAAAAAACAGGTATAAGCAGAAACAGTTTATTTTCCACTATTGACAAAGTAAGAGAACAATTAAAAGAGCTTTTAGATGAATAAATTTTTCGTATCTGATGAAGTTTATAATGATAGATTAAACATCTGTAAAAGTTGTGATTATTATTTTAAACCAACAGGAAGTTGCAAAGTTTGTTTGTGTTTTATGTCGATCAAAGCTAGAATTAGTTTAATGGAATGCCCACAGAAGTATTGGTTAAAGACAAAGGAAATAGAACAACCTGAAGGTATTCCTGATGAATTAATACAAGAGGTAATAGTATTATGGGAAGATATTAAAACAGGAATAGCTAAAAACCAAGCAGCTAAAAAAAGAATGATAACATTATTTAACACAATTTATAATACAAATTATGACACAGGCACAAGTTGCGGCACCTGTTTGAATGATTGTTTTAAAGGAATAAAAAATATATATGAAAAATACAAATAAAATACCTAATTATTATATAGGAAAATACTATAAATATGAAGCAAGAAAAGTAATTGCTGATTGGGAATTGAGTTACAATGTAGGTAATTCTGTTACCTATCTCTTAAGGTGTGGAAAAAAAACAGAAAAGGGAATGAGCAATATGGATAAACATATAGAAGATATAAAAAAAGCTATACACCATTTAGAATTTGAATTAGAAGAATTAGAGAAAAAGAAATTAAGTCAAGTTAGATTAAACCATATTTAAAGGAGAGTAGGCATATTGCCAAAATAATATATTAAATGTTTTTATGCTCTCCTTTATTTTAAAACAAAAATTATGTTAAACTATGTATGTAATGTTTGTGGTAACACGAGACAATTAGCAAAAGCAACATTAGAAGTTGTTGATGGTAAAGTAAGAACAAGGGAAGCATTATGTGAATGTGGTGCTTATATGCAAGAAGAATCTAAAGAATTCGGTGGCTTTCCTAATATAAAAAGAACAGAGCCAACATTATCAAATAGAAAAGATAAGTTATGGGGTGGAGTGAAAGACAGATTAAAATAAATTAAATAAAATTCTATTATATTATATGAAGTTAAAAATCAATGAGTTAAAACCTAATCTTGATAATCCAAGAATAATAAAAGACGATAAGTTTAAGAAACTTGTTCAATCTATAAAAGATTTTCCTGAAATGTTAGAATTAAGACCAATAGTTGTTGATGAAAATATGACTATTCTTGGTGGTAATATGCGACATAAAGCTTGCATTGAAGCAGGTTTAAAAGAAGTTCATGTTAAAATAGCTAAAGGTTTAACAGAAGAACAGAAGAAAGAATTTATAGTAAAAGACAATGTAGGTTTCGGAGAATGGGAATGGGATATATTAGCTAACGAATGGAATAGCCTAGACTTATCAGAATGGGGGTTAGATGTATGGCAAAATGAAGATGATAAAGAAACACCAATTAAAGATATATCAGATAATATATCAGATGAATTTAGAGTAGAAGTAGAACTAACATCAGAAAGAGAACAAGAAGCATTGTTTAATGATTTAACTAAAAAAGGATATAAATGCCGAATTTTAACATTTTAAGGGAAACAAAACCTAAAAAATCTTTTAGAGTATCATCAGTAATGGGTAAGTTTGATTTACAAACTGAACATATAAAAGAACATTTTGAAGGTAATATAGATATCGATGATAATTGGCAAATAGGCTTAATAGTTGGTAATAGTGGTACAGGTAAAACGACTATTGCAAAAGAATTATTTGAAAATGCTTATGTAACTAATTTTAAATATGAAGCAGAAACTATATTAGATGATATGCCTGAACATTCATCTGTCGATGATATAACTAAAATATTCAATAGCGTTGGTTTTAGTAGTCCACCAAGTTGGTTGAAGCCATATTCAGTATTATCTAATGGACAAAAGATGAGGGTTGATTTAGCCAATGCTTTATTAAGAGAAGATGAATTAATAGTATTTGATGAATTTACATCAGTTGTTGATAGAAATGTAGCTAAAATAGGCTCTTATGCTATGCAAAAGGCTGTACGTAAATCTGATAAGAAGTTTATAGCTGTAACTTGTCATCATGATGTTCAGGATTGGTTGCTTCCTGATTGGGTATTTAATACCGATAGTATGACCTTTCAAAAACTTGAAGGGCAAAAAAAAAATAGACCAAAAGTTAGATTTGAAATATTCCAAACAAGAGATAAGTCAATATGGAAGGTGTTTGCTAAACACCACTATTTAAGTCATACACATAATAATGCTGCACATAGTTATGTAGCTTATGTTAATGAACAAATAGCAGGATATATAAGTATATTACATTTACCAAACAAAAAACCTAACTTAAAGAAAGTACATAGATTAGTTATATTGCCTGATTATCAAGGAATAGGAATAGGAGGGAGATTGTTAGACTTTATAGCTAAGAAATATACAAAAGAAAATTATGTAATGGGAATAACAACATCAGCACCAAGTTTGATATTTTCATTAAAAAGGCATATAGATTGGGTATGTTATTTCTTTGGTAGGAATACAGGTAAACAAAAGATGGAAGGATTTAATAAAACAAGTACTAAAAATAGAATAACAGCAGCATTTAGATATATTAAAAATGGACAAAAATAGACACATAAAAAAAGAAGCAATATTAAAAGCATTAGAAAATAGCTTGGGAGTAGTAACATTAGCTTGTAAACAAGCAGATATACCAAGAAGTACGTATTACAAATGGTTAAAAGAAGATAATGAATTTGCTAAGTCAGTAAAAGAAATTGAAAACATAGCATTGGATTTTGCTGAAAGTCAATTACATACACAGATTAAAGATGGTAGCACATCAGCTACTATATTTTATTTAAAGACTAAAGGTAAGAAAAGAGGTTATATAGAAAGAAGTGAATTAGATTTATCATCAGGAGATGAGCCTATAAAAATTAATGTAAACATCAAAGGAGTTGAATATTGATACTGAATTTACTCATACACAAGGACAAGCAATAGAATATCTATTTGATAAACAAACAACAGAAGTATTATTTGGAGGTGCAGCAGGAGGAGGTAAAAGTTGGGTAGGTTGTAGTTGGCTTATTTTACTTTGTATTAAATATCCTAAGACAAGATACTTAATGGGTAGGAGTAAATTAGATTCATTAAAGAAAACAACACTAAATACTTTTTTTGAAGTTTGCCAAACTTGGGGTATATTGGCTAATAAGCATTATAATTTTAATGCAGCATCTAATATAGTTAAGTTTTATAATGGAAGTGAAATAATACTTAAAGATTTGTTTTTATATCCATCAGATAGAAATTTTGATAGTTTAGGTTCATTAGAAATAACAGCAGCTTTTATAGATGAAGCAAATCAAATAACAGAAAAAGCTAAGAATATAGTTGCATCAAGAATGAGATATAAGTTAGATGAATATAATTTAATACCAAAATTATTAATGACTTGTAACCCAGCTAAGAACTGGGTATATACACAATATTACAAACCTGCTAAAGAAGGAGTACAGAAACCACATAGGCAATTTATTCAAAGTTTAGTTGATGATAATCAATTTATATCTAAACATTATAAATCACAGCTATTAACATTAGATGAATTAAGCAAACAACGACTGCTTTATGGTAATTGGGAATATGATGCAACAAATGATAATTTAATAGAATATGATGCTATATTAAATTTATTTAATCAAACAGGAAAACAGGGGGATAAATATATAAGTTGTGATGTGGCTCGTTTTGGTAATGATAGAACAATTATAATGCTTTGGGAAGGGTTACATATCAAAAAAGTAAGAAGTATTGGTAAATCAGCTGTAAATCAGGTTGTAGATGAAATTAGGTTGTTACAACAAATTAATGGTGTAAGATTGACTAATATTATAGTTGATGAAGATGGAGTAGGTGGTGGTGTAAAAGATTATATGCGTTGCAGAGGTTTTGTAAATAATTCAAGAGCATTAAAAGGAGAAAATTATCAAAACTTAAAAACACAATGTTATTATAAATTAGCTGATATGATTAATACTGCTCAAATAGGAATAGATTGTAATGATATTAATATGAAAAACCATATCATAGAAGAATTAGAACAAGTAAGAACAAAAGATGCAGATAAAGACAATAAGTTACAAATAATACCTAAAGAAACTATTAAAGATATTATAGGACGTTCTCCTGATTATGCTGATGCTTTAGCTATGAGAATGTTTTTTGAATTAGATGCTAATTATGGTAAATATTATGTGCAATAAAAAAAGGTGCAACCCCTAAAAATTACACCCTTTTTAAACAAAAACTTTTTGAAAACGAGGCAAACATAACAATTTTAAACTAAATAACAAATAATTCTATTATATATTATGCGATTGAAAATAAATAAAGATGGCAAACAAACTGTTTATACTATGATAAATAGTTGGAGTGATGTTACATTAGATAAGTGGGTAAAATTAATAAGTAAAAAAGAAAAAACAAAAACAGAAGAAACTTTAGAAACAATAAGTGTTTTATCTGATATACCTAAAAAGATTATAAAAGAACTATCAATAAATGATGTAGCAGCAATAATGAAAAAATTAGCATTATTACAAGAAAGTGCTAATAATAAATTAAAAAAGATAATAACATTAGATGGTGTTGAATATGGTTTCCACCCTAATTTAGAAGAAATAACTCTTGGGGAATACGCTGATATAGAAACATATATGAAAGATGGTATAGAAAATAATTTACATAAACTAATGTCTGTACTGTATAGACCTATAACAGAAAAACATGGTAATAATTATTCAATTGAAGCTTATGGTATAAGTGATACAAGAATAAGAGCAGAAAAATTTAAGAAAATGAAAGCAGAAAATGTAAATAGTTCATTGGTTTTTTTTTGGAATTTCGTAAAAGAACTGTCGATAATTTTGCCGCAGTATTTAATGGAACAGAGCAAGATGATTCTAAACAAAATACAGGAGAACAATTTGCAGAGAAATGGGGTTGGTTTGGTGTGATGTATAGATTAACTAATGGAGAAATAATTAATTTGGAAAGAATAACTAATTTAAGTTTATATGAGTGTTTAACTTGGCTTACTTATGAAACAGATTTAAATGAAACTAAAGCAGTACAAAGATGACATATTTTAAAGATTATAATAATACGATAGATACATTAAAGAAATTAGGTCAACAACATTACCAAATACAAACTGTAACAACAGGAGATATATGGGAAATTGATTTGCAAAAAAACACTATGTTTCCTTTAATGCATATTAACCCTGTTAATGCAGTAGCAGGAACACATCAGATGACATTAAATTTTCAAATATTTATTATGGATTTAGTGTTTCCAGACCAATCAAATGAACAAGAAGTATTATCAGATTGTTTACAAATAAGTAATGACTTTATTGGAACGTTTAAAAATGGAGAAAGTTTATTATTATCTAATCAAGGATTAAATGATATTCCTAAATATTTTACAGAAGGAGATATAAACTTAGAACCATTTACAGAAAGATTTGATAGTGCAGTAACAGGCTGGGTATTTACTTTACCTGTTATAATAGAAAATGAATATAATACTTGTATAGCACCACAAGCAACAACAGATGCAATACAATAATGTTTAAATTTAAAATAGGAAAATTAACGATACAATTAATACCACCAAAAATAACTTATAAAATATAACAAATGGCAGATTTAACAACAACAATTAGTGAATCAGTAGTCCTTAATGGTGCAGTAAGAGGAACTACTAATACAGTAACAACAACAGGTATAAACAACGTATATGAACGTATAGTAACTTGTACCACAGGGCAAACAACACATATAGCAACTTTTAATACTAACTCTTATGGTTCAGCAGTACAAATAGATAAAGAAGATGTTAGATATATCAGAGTAACCAACTTAGATGCTACTAATACTTTAGAACTAGCAGTAGTTGGTGCAGCTACTTTATATCAAGTATTACTGAAAGCAGGACAATCACATATACTATGTGCAGCAGAAGATGTTATGTTAGCAGAAGCAGATACATCTCCAAGCTTTGGTACTATGGCTGATTTAACAAGTTTACAAGTTAGTCCTGCTGCTACTTTAGATGTAGAAATATTTGTAGCTAGTGTATAGTGAAAGCATTAGAAAGATACTTAGAATCATTTGGTAAGTTTGTTATTCAACAATCTAAAAGTAATTTAACTAGAAAAAAGAAAAACGTAACTAATGATTTATACAACTCTTTAAAATTTACTGTAAATAAAACACCTGATGGATATAGTGTTAAATTTTATATGGATAATTATGGAGAGTTTGTAGATAAAGGAGTATCAGGTAATAAAAAAATAAATGAATATACTACTTATGATGGAAGAAATATAGAAAGTCCTTTTAAATATAGGAGTAAAGGTCCTCCTGTTGATATATTATCAAAATGGATTAAAATGAGAGGTATTAATCCTAAAGGAATTAAAAGGGGTAGGTCTAAAAAAACAGGACAATATATTTCAGGTTTGGCATATTTAATAAGTAAAAAAATAAAAAGAGATGGTATAAAAGGAATTAGTTTTTTTCAAAGACCTTTAGGTTTAGGTTTAGCTAAATTTCCTGATGATATTTTAATAAATATAAAAAAAGAACTTTTAATTAATATAAAAAATCTATGAGTATAATAATAGAACAAGCACCATTATATAAAACTTTACCTGTTGGACAAGATATAATATTTACAGTATCAAGCGATACTTTGGTTGCAACAAAATATAATGTAAAATTTACTGCTGAAATTTATATTGATGAAGAATCAAGTAATATTTATAATCCAAGTTCTTATATAGCTAAATTAAAAGTAACCCCTAATAATGTTGGTAGAGGTATATTTTCTTTACAACCTGTTTTAGAAAGCTATGTATCTGCACAACATCAGGGTACTAATTTTGATACTATAGCAAGTCAATATAAAGGAACAGCATATTCTGATGATAATCCACACCCTATACATTTAATTGATAAGTATGCTAATAATAAAAACAATGCAAGATATTTTGGTTTAGCATTTAATATAGAATATTATAATACTGCTGATGCAGTAGGAACACCACAAACATTATTGCAAGCTCAACAATCATTTAAATATTTTTATTTCAATGGGGTATTAGATTTTGATGAAGTGTTAAAGGTAGTAAGAGGTAATTATGGTTATAATTTAGATGGAGATAAATTAGTATTAAATGATTATTATGGAACATTAGGTAAATTTTTAAGTAATGCACCTACAACACAATATGCTAAATTAACAGATTATGGTACTTTATCTTTTTTAAACTTTCTTAATAGTGGTACTTATAGCTTTCAAGTTGGAACTGATAATGCTACAATTAATATGATGGCTTATATTAATATAAATTTATATGATAGAACAGGTGCACAACAAGGTTCTTCTATTCGTATAGATTGTACTGATACTAATGGTGGATTTCAATATAATAATGATTTTTCTAATACTAGAGTTATGTACTTTGGTGCTTTTCCTGCTAACTTAGATAATTGGAGTACAGATTGGGATACTCATAAAGCAAATACAGCTTATTATACAATACAAGCTTTTGATGATGAAGAAGAAGCTATTAGTCAGCTATATACTATAAATATAATAGGTAATAGTTGTAAAGGTTTTGAAAGTATTAGGTTAACTTGGCTTAATCAATATGGTACTTGGGATTATTATACGTTTAAAAAGAAGTCAGTTAAATCATTACAAACTAACAGAACAACATACACACAACAATCAGGTACTTGGAACGAAAACAAATATAGAATAAGAGGATTTAAAGGTGGTAAGAAAAACTTTAGAGTAAACACAAAACAATTAATAAGTATAAATACTGATTTTATAAATGAAGATGAAGCAATATGGTTTGAAAATTTAATGAATAGTACAGATGTATATTTATTAAATGGCTATGATAGTGATGTAAATGATACTAGATATGGTATAGTTAATAAATATGTAGAGCCTGTTAGAGTTATTACATCTAATTATATAAGAAAAACAAAAGCAAACGATAAGCTTATACAATATACTTTTGAAATAGAAAAAACTAAAAATAAAAGAACACAATCAGTATAATGTCAGTACAATTAGTATTATATCCACAAAGCTATAAAGGTGTTTATTCAACTACCTCATATCCTGTATTAAGTGAATATGTAGCTGATACACCTTATTTTTTCTTTCTAAATTGGTTAGCTAATTATGATGTAGGAACATCTTCATTAGACCCATCATTAGATGCTGTAACTGCTAACCCACCAATACCTGCTTGGAGAACTTGGAGAAGTACAGGTGGTTTTTATGCTAACGTAACTGCACCTAGTCAAAGTTATTCAGATAGATTAATATTATATTCAAACAATGGTGCTATTTCTAGTAGTGGTGTATATCAAAAAATACAGAATTTAAACGTAGGTATATTATATGAATTAAGAATTAAAATAACACAAATTGGTTCTGGTGGAACTTTATTAATAGGAAACCCTAATTTAACAACAACACTTGGTGGTGGTATGACAGCTAATTTATCTACATCAAGTACAACAACTCATATAGTTAATTTTACTGCTGCTAATACAGAGGAAGATTTAATAATAGATTATAGAAATAGTAATGGTACTACAATTAATATAGAGTTTGTAAGTATAAAAGATGCTATTAATGCACCATCACAAGGTTATGGAGATTTATCTGATGGTCAAGTAATATGCGATTTATATGAAGAAGAAGATATACCATTGACTTTATCTATTGATAATTTTAAAAATATAGCTGAAAAAACGCAAAGCTATTCTAAAGACTTCAACTTACCTGCAACAAAAAGAAACAACAAGATATTTAGCCATATTTTTGATGTTACAAGAACACAAGATAGTTTAGGGTTTAATCCTTATGTAAAAACTAAATGTATATTAAAACAAGATGGATATAATATATTTGAAGGGTATTTAAGATTAATAGATATAACAAATAAAGAAGGAGAAATAAGTTATAATGTTAATTTATATTCTGAACCTGTAGCACTAAAAGACATACTAGAAAATAAAAGCTTTAAAGATTTAGATTTTTCAGAATTAGACCACGATTATAATAAAACTAATATAAAAGCGAGTTGGTATGATAGTACAGGAATAACTTTGTTAAATCCTTTATCTACTAATTCTAATGCTTATGATGCAGCTTTAGGGGTAAACAACACTAATGTACTAAAATATCCTTTTGTTAATTGGAAAGGAGATTATGATGTAGATGCTAATAACTTTCCTATATTGGATACTTTAGAAGATGCTTTTAGACCTTGGATTAGTTGTAAATATATTTTAGATTCAATATTTGATGATACACCTTTTACATATAAATCAGAATTTTTAGATAGTACAGATTTTACTAATCTATTTATGGATTTTAATTGGGGTACAGGTAATGCACCAAATGATACTATACATACAGGTAAAACACAATTCACATATTTACATACACAAACTATTAATACAGCTTGGGTTAATTTAGATTGTAATTCTAACAATTTCTCAAATGAATGGGGTTATAATCAAACAACTAATGTATTTACTTGTACAGCAGATAATACAGTTTATGATATTGTTGCTAAAGCTGTATTCAGATGTCAAGCAGCAGGGAATGCTATTAGAGTTAGGTTGTTACATACAGATACAACAGGTGCTCAAACAGTACATAATTTTCAAAGTCAATATATAGGAAGTTCAGGAGGACAATATTCTTATAACACTACTTTAAACATAGCATTACAATCAGGAGATACTCTAGAATTTCAAGCACAATCATCAGCATTAAATTCATTTATTTGTGTAAACTCTAGTCCTTATCAATTTGGTGCTAGAATATATGGTAGTGTAACTATTAACAGAATAACTAATTCTATTCTTTTACATACTTTAAGGGGAGAATTAGGTCAATGGGAATTTATTAAAGGTTTTGTTAATATGTTTAATTTAGTTATGATACAAGACAAAGACAATCCTAATAGAATAATAATAGAACCATATAATACTATATTTTCATTAGATGCTGTTGGAACATCTTTAATAGAAAGAAACATATTATATGATTGGACAGATAAAATAGATGAAACACAAATTAAACTAACTCCTTTGGATTTAGCTAATAAAACTATATTCAAATATGAAGATGATGATAGTGATTATCCTACTACTTATTATAATAGCTTAAATATAAAAGATTATGGTACTGAAATACATCTTGGTATTAATAATGCTATGAGTATTTTAACAGGAGAAGAAGAAATAAGTGCGTCACCTTTTTCAGCAACATTAATAAAGCCTATAGCTGATTATATAAATGATTTTATTATACCTGTTATATATGCAAGTAATGATGAACAAACAGAATTTGAAAGTTTTGATAATAATCCAAGAATATTATATAAAATAGAATCAAGTCCTTTTCTATTTACAGGAAATACAACATATAAAATACCTACTCAAAATGGTGTTTCAGGAGAACAAGCAACAGGGTATTTAAGATTTTCACATACATCTAATTTAATTAGTGCATCAACTGATGATGATTTAAACTTTGGTACTATACAATTATTATGCGGAGATAGTCCTATAAATAATTTATATCAAAAATATTGGAGTAGATATTATAGTGAATTGTATAATCCTGATACTAAATATATGACTTTGAAAGTCAATTTGAATGCTTCTGATATAAATGATTTTGATTTTTCTAAAAATGTAATGATTAAAAACAGAGCATATAGGGTAAATAAAATAGATTATAAACCTAAAGACTTATCTACAGTCGAATTTATATTAATAGGATAATGGATTATTTAAAAGGCTATAACATAAAACCTAAAGAGGTTACAAGTACAGGAGAAGTAATATTTACTGATGGAACATATGAATTTCCACCTAATCAATTAGCTTGTGAAGCTTATGGATATACATATAATGAAGCTACAGGAACTTGTTCAGCTTTCAATTATAATTCTAAATTACAAAGCAATTTTTCTAATATATTAAATAACAGAAGTGGTGGTGCTACAGATAATGGTACTAAAAACACTATATTAAATGGTCAAGAAAACATTACAAAAGGAAATAACTTCAACAATGTAATGAATGGAGAAAAACACCAAATAGAAAATGGTGTAAATAATTCATCTATTTTAGGTGGTTCTTATGGTTTATTACAAAATCAAGGAGAAATAGTAATGGCAGGTGGAGGATATAATGCAATATTAGGGTCTGCTCAAACATCTTTTATACAACAATCAGGAAATACTGAAGATGACACAGAAACATTATTATATACTCAATTTATAACAAATAAATTTATTGAAAAAGTAGCTAATTCAGTAATGGGTTTTGAAATACATATAGTAGGTGTAAATACAGGTGTAGGAGTAGGAACAGCAGGAGATTATGGTTATATACAAGTATTAGGTGCAGTAACTTTTAGTAATGGATTAGCTTCTACATATCATCAACACCAAAATTACTTAGTTAATTCAGGTACAAGTGGATTACATCTTAACGCAAGAATGAAAGATGCAACGGCTACATCATTTGGTGTTGCAGTAACAGGGTTAAATGAAACATATATACAATGGACAGCAAGTATAAGATTATGGACAAATAAAATACAACAAACTATTTAAGATATGGCTAAAGAAGAATTAGTATTTGATGTAAAAACTAACATTAAATCAGCAACAAAAGAAACAAAAGAATACACTCAAACATTAAGTGAAGCACAAGAAGAACAAAAAAACTTAAATGAACAGTTAAGTATTCAAAAAAGTGTTATTACTGATTTAGAAAAAGAATTAGTTTTAATGGAAGCCCAATTAAAAGAAACACCTAAAACAGGTGCAGCAGGTTTTTACGCATTACAACAACAAATTGAAGAAACTAATAAAGAATTAAAATTAGAAAAAATAGGTTTGAAAGAAATTGAAAACCAAATAGATGAAAATAAAAAAAGTGTAGAAGAATTAGAACAAGCAACTAAAGATAGCGAAAAAGGTTTTAAAGGGTTATCTACAGTTGTTAAAGGTTTCGGTACTGCATTAAAAGCTGCAGGAATAGGATTAATAGTAGCAGCATTTGCAGCGTTAAAAGAAGCATTGGAAAGGAATCAAAAAGCAATTGATTTATTTAATACTGTTGTAACTACTATATCAACTACTTTTAATCAAGTTGTAGAAACTTTAACTGATGTTGTTGTTTGGGTAACTGCATCAACAGACAGATTTAATGGATTAGGTAGTGTTATAAAAGGTATAGTTACAATTGCTATAACACCATTAAAATTATCTTTTCAAGCTATTAAATTAGCTATACAACAAGGACAATTAGCTTGGGAACAATCATTTTTAGGTGGTGGAGATGAAGGTAAAATAGCAGAACTAAGAGTATCTATAGGAGAAACTATAACAGATATTGAAAAAACAGGAAAAGCTGCTATAGATGCAGGAAAAAATATAGTTACAAATTTTGGAGATGCAGTAACAGAAATAGGTGCTATTTATGAAAAAGTAGCTGAAGGCATATCAGATATAACTATCAAAGGTAATTATGAGCAAGCAAAAGCTACAACAGCAGCTAATAAAGAAGCAAGAATAGCTGAAGTAAGATTACAAGGATTAATTGAAAAAAATGATAAATTAGCTGAAGTTCAAAGACAAATTAGAGATGATGAAACTAAAACATTCGAACAAAGGTTAGAAGCTAATAAAAAATTAGGAGAAATATTAGATACTCAAGAAAAAGATATGCTTGAATTAGCTGATAAAAGAGTTAATGCGGCTAAATTAGAATTAGATGCTAATAAAGACAATATAGATTTACAAAATGCTTATCAACAAGCATTAAATGATAGGGCTGCTGTTGAAGCACAAATAGCAGGATTTAGGAGTGAACAATTAGTTAATCAAGTTTCTTTAGAAAAAGAATTATTAGAAACACAAAGAGAATTAGCACAAGAAGGTTTATCAGGTATTGAAAAAGAATTACTAGAATTAGAAAATTCTTATAAACTTAAATTAGATATGGCTCGTAAATCAGGTGTAGATATAACAGCAATAACTAAGCAATATGAAAAACAAAAAGCTGATATAGTACAAGCAGGAATTAATGAACAATTATCTGCATATTCTACGTTAGCAACTGCATTAAGTGGTTTAGCAGGAGAAAATAAAGCATTAGCAATAGCATCAGCAGTTATAGATACATACGTTGGTGCTAATAAAGCTTTAGCAGCAGGTGCAGGTACCCCATTAGGTTTTATACAGGCAGCAGCAGTAATAGCAACAGGATTAGCTAATGTCCAAAAAATAATGCAAACAAGTGTACCTGGTAGCACTAATCCAGGCAGCACACCACCTTCTATTGATGCAGGAACACCAGCACCTCAAATATTAAGTGGAAAATTTGATTTAACACCAACAGAAGAACCACAACCTGTTCAAGCTTATGTAGTTACAGATAGTTTAACAGATAATCAAAATAAATTAGCTTATATAAGAAGGAGAGCTACAATATAAAAATCAAACAAATATTAATTTAATCTATTATATATTATGCCTTGTAAAAAATGTGGAAAAAAATGGAAGTGGGGAGAAAAAGGAGAGTGTAAATACGATTCTAAAGATGCTTGTGAAAAAGCTAACCCTAAAAATTACGAAAGTGCTAAAAGTACTAAAGTAATTGAATTATTAATTAGTGATGAAAGTGAAGAACTAACTATTGATGCTATTAGTTTAGTTACAAGTCCTGCTATTGAACAAGATTTTGTTTATTTTGGTAAGGAAAAAAATAACTTAACTTTTGCAAAAATAGATAAAGAAAAAAGAATGTTAGTTAGTCCTGCATTAATACCTGAAAAAACTATTTTCAGATATGACCCTAATACTGATTCAGATTACTATGTGTATTTTTCCAAAGATACGGTTCGTAAAGCCGCAGAACTTTATTTAAAACATAATAATCATCATAAAGCTACATATCAACACGAAGAAAGAGTTCCTGGTGTTTTAACAGTAGAATCGTGGATAAAAGAAGGAGAGCAAGATAAATCTAAATTATATGGATATGATTTACCAAATGGAACTTGGTTTGTTAAAATGCGTATAGACAATGATGAAATGTGGAATAAGATAAAAGAAGGAGAATTAAAGGGCTTAAGTATAGAAGGATATTTTACTAATAAATTTGAACAAATGCAAAATAAAAAACCAACTAATTTAGAAATACTATCAGCTTTAAATGAAATTATAAAAGATTATAAAAAAACTAATAAAATAGAACTAGGTTTGGTTCAAGATGGAGAAGAACATGCTGAAAACTTATTAGAAATAGCTGAAGAATTAGCAGGAACCAAAAAAGATATAGCAAGAACTATGAAAAGGATAGAATCTTATGAAAATGATGGTATGGAATATTTAAGATTTATTAAAAAAACTATTAATGAAATAGAAAAAATTAATAAAGAAATGGGTATAACAGTAAAAATACCTCAATTGAAAAAAATGGAAAAAGCCATATCAGAATTTAATAAGGCTCAAATGATTAAAATTTAAAAATCAAACAAAAAGAAAATAATTCTATTATATAAAAAAAAGAACTCATTATGGATTTAAAACAACAAATATTAGTAGCACTTGGTCTTGATAAACAAGATGAAGTTAATTTAGAATTTCAGGCAAAGTTAGAAGATGGAACGCTAATCGTATCTACTTCTGCTAATTTAGAATCAGGTGTTGATATATCAATTTTAACCGAAGATGGTTCTACAATGCTTCTTCCAATAGGAGAATATAAAACAGAAGATGGACAAAGGTTTTCTGTAGAAAAGGAAGGAATAATAGCAGAATTATATTCTGATGAAGAAGAAAAAGAAACAGAAGGAGAGCCTGTAAATGAAGAAATGGCTGATGATAAAGAAGAAGAAGAATATGAAGAAGAAGCTGATGTAGCTGATTGGGAAGGTATGGAAAAACGTATCAAGAACCTTGAAGATGCAGTAGCTGATTTAAAAAAGGACAAAGTAGGTAATGATGAAGTAGAAGAATCAGATGTGGAAATGGAATCTGAAACAGAAACTAATCCAACACCTAAAAAAGTAAAAACTACAGAAGAAATAGAATTTGAATATCAAGCTAAGATAGAAGAATTAAAATCTAAGGTTGTTGAATTATCAAATCAACCTGCTGATTCTCCTGTTGATACTAATAAATTTAGCACAAACAAAAAAGATTTTACTCCTGATTTCAGTAAAATGTCTAAAAGAGATAGAATCTTATATAATTTAACTAATAATAAATAATTAAAATAAAAAAAAATGGCTTTTACGGTAAATAGTAACTATGCAGGGAAGGCGGCTGGATTTTATATTTCGGCAGCACTTAAAGAAGCAACATCTTTAGACCACTTAACTGTATTACAAAACATAAAATATAAAGAAAATTTGCAAAAAGTTGCGGGTTCTGATTTGGTTAGGAATGCTGATTGTAATTTCACAGACCACGGAACACTTGCTTTAACTGAATCAGTTCTCGAACCAAAATTACTACAAATTAATATGCAAACGTGTAAAGACACGCTGCTTAGTTCATGGGAGGCTGACCAAATGAAAGCAGGTGCTATGAATAACAATGCCCCTAAATTTGAGGACTATGTTATTTCTTACTTCACACAACATATTGCTGATGCAGTTGAATCTTCTATTTGGAGTGGTGCTGCTGCAACTAATGGGCAGTTTGAAGGGTTTTTAACTGCTACTACAGGTGCTTTTGCAGTAAATGGTAACGTAGTTCAAAGTGATAATGATGGTGGTGCAGGTGTAGCTTATACTGCTTCTAACATTATTGCTAACTTACAAAAAATAGCTGCTGCTATTCCTTCTACAGTTTACGGAAAAGAAGATTTAAGAATATATATGAACTGGAAAACTTACAGATTATATGTTTCAGCAATCTCTGCTTTAGGATATGTAAATATGTACTCAATGAACAACGACTACGAAGCTACTTTTGAAGGTATCAGATTATCAGTTGTTTATGGTATGCCAGATGACAAATTAGTTGCTGCACAAGTATCTAACTTATATTTTGGTACTGACTTAGTTTCTGACACGACACAAGTAAAAATGCTTGATATGTCTCCACTAGATGGTTCAGAGAACTTAAGATTTGTTGCTAAGTATTCGGGAGGGGTACAAGTAGGTATCGGTGCTGAAGTAGTACAGCAAGACTAATAATTAATTATATGGAGAGAGGGTTTTTCCCTCTTTCCTTAACTTTTAAAACAAAAATAAATGGCTTGTGATTTAACTAGAGGGAGAGGAATCCCGTGTAGAAACCTTATAGGAGGTGTAAAGTATATTTATTTTGCTCAATTTGACCAAGTTGGTACTATAACAACAACTGCATCAGAAATTACTGATGTAGATATGGGTGCTAACTCTATTTATAGATATTCAATTAGAAGGGGTAATGCTTCGGTTACAGAAACTATTACAGGTTCTACAGAGAATGGTACTGTAGTTTACGCACCTTCTTTAAATTTAAAGCTAACAGGGTTAAGTAAAGAAGACCAAAATGAATTAAAATTAATTGCACAAAGTAGAGTTATTGCTTTTGTTCAATTGAATCAAGTATTATCAACTAATGACCATAATGTTATATTATGTTTAGGTGCTACAAATGGATTAGACTTAAATACAGGTACTAATTCATCAGGCGCTGCATTTGCGGATATGAACGGTTATGAGTGGACTTTCGAGGGGCAAGAATTTGCACCAATGCAAACAGTATTAGATTATACTGCAACACCATTTGACAATTTAGATAGTGGTGGTGCAATACCTGTTGTAACTTCTTAATCAGATTTTACATATAATTTAAAAGGAACTACTTCGGTAGTTCTTTTTTTTTCCAAACAAATCAAAGGTTTTTCTATTATATAGTATGATACACGGACAATACGGACAACCTTATACTTTTTACACTACAACAGAAGAAAAAAGAATAGACAAAGCAGTACCGAGTTCACAGATAAGGTTTTTGTTCAAGTTTACTAATGATATGGATAGAAATGTAGTTTATGCTTATGGGCAGAATCAGTTAGTAAACAACAGATATACAAGAGTTAATATGATACCAAACACAACAGAAAATGTATTTACAGGTAATATTGACTTTATGCCGAATGGCTATTGGGAATATGAGGTATATGAGGTTAGTTGGCAAACGACACCTAACTTAGCTACAAATTATGCACCAATAACAGAAACAGATGTATTAACACCACCTGCTAATGACAAAGGAGTAGTACAAGGAAGGGTAGAAATAGGTAAATTATACATTAAAGAAGCAACAGGACAAGAGGAAGTACAATATGAACAATATGTAAAACCTACACAAACAAATTATATTTACGTAAGTTAAAACAATAAAAAATGGGAATTAAAAATACACAAGCATTATTAAATGAACAATTAGGTGGTTTAGGAGAAATAGAAGTATTTACAACTACTGCACAAACAGGCAAAGATTACTATGCTATATACTTTGTGCAAGAGAGTGTAATATCTTCAATCACTATGACTAATACTACAGGTGCAAGTAACTTAGTTACAACTATACCTGCAGGAATGACTTTATTTGGTAACACGACTGCTATCACTTTGACTAGTGGTTTAGCAATCGGCTATAAAAACTAAAATATGCTAGCATTAGCGAACAAGCTAACAATATCAACACAACCTATCTATAGGTTTGTAAATAAGTATTCTATTGACTTTGATGGAGTAGATGATAGGATTATTACTGATGGTGCAGATACTGTAGTGCAAAATACTACATATTCTTTTTGGTGTAAAGCAACTGAAACAGGACAAAATAAAGGTGTATTTGGACACGGAAGCGATAGAAAGGGTGCTTTTCATTTTAACGAAAATGCTAATAGACCTATGTTATGGTTTAATGATTCCTATTACGTTTATTGGGCAGATAATTCTGCACAAGATGATGGAGACTGGCATCATTGGGTGGTTTATGCAGATTCAACTAATATTGCAAATTGCAAATTATATATTGATGGTGTTTTACAATCTTCAGTTTCAACATCAAATACAGGTGGTGCTGCATATACAGAATCATTAACTATAGGTTCAGACAGACAATCAGGTGGTAATAGTTTTGAAGGCAAGATAGATGAGTTTGCAGTTTACGATAGAGAACTCACACAAGCAGAGATTACTCGTATGTTTAACACCTATTATAGCCCAAATAGAATTGCAAACGGGAATTTCGCACAGATTGGAAACGAAGAAGTAACTAATGGAGATTTTAGTCAGATAGGTTCAGAAGAAGTAATTAATGGCGACTTTGCTACAGATTCAAATTGGACAAAACAAGATGGGTGGACTATTAGTGGTGGACAAG